GGCGTCTTGAGCCATGGCCACAGCGTCCTCGTCAGACATGGGCTTGTAGGCTCCGCGCATGGTTGCCCATGACGATTTGTCACTTTGGCCTGCTGCATACTTCTTGGCTGCGCCAGTACCGGGCAGCATCTTGGTTTCACCCTCGAGCACCATCGTTGGCGTGTAGATGGTCCGAGGTCCACCTTCGGGCGGCTTGTGTCTGTGCTGCGACGTTACCCATGCGCCCTTACCTGAATAGGCAGGGATGTCTAGCCGGCTGAGGATGGTCTCGCCTGGCGTGAGCAAGTCAGTGCGGCCAAAGGTCTCTGCCTTGTCTCTACCAAGTGCGGCCAGCGCCTCTTCCGCGGTAACAGGCTTAGGAACGAAGCCATAGGGCGTAACAGGCTTGAGTGCGTCTACAAGCTTGTAATACTCCTCGACTGACATTTCCCCGCGCTGTACTGCTTTCATCGCTTCTGTGAGATTGGGCACGCGCTTGACCACATCCTTGTGGCTCATGCTCAGGCGGCTTACAGGCGGCTTGGCACCATAAAGGGCATCGAGCAGTTTCTTGGGGTTTGGCATCACTGGCTCCCGTTTCGGCGGGATGATAACTGGCGGGACTTGCAAAGTCCATTAGTGCGCATTATCATTGAGCCGTTGTCGTAGCAGACAATGTGATTGAAGGCCGTTTACTCATGCTCTCGACCCTTGTTGCAAGACTGGGGTTCTGCTACCGAGAGCAGCAGTAAGCGGCCTTTTTGCATTGATGCTCGGATCACAGACCAAAGTTTGCTGTGAATGGAGTGGGACTCAGAACCCAGCCGAAACCGATAACTGGCGCAGCTAGACCGATCACCGCCGTAACTGCGCGAGAGGGCAACGGGGAACTGTTTCAAGCCCAACTGATATGAGTGACCTCGCAAGAGGGATGGCAGACCAGAGACAGGGGTGCGCGACACCGTAACTGCCATAGTCAGTCCATGCGTAAAGGCTGGCCCCATGTAGCGATAACGATTCCCGTCCGCATGGTACTCACTAACCTTGTTAACTACAGGGTTAGGTGAGTATTTGCCCAGATCGCTCCACTCAAGCCCTCCGCATATATAACTCAGTATTAACTTATAGGAGGGATCGTTATGAATGTTAGAGAATACCTTAGCGCGAAATACGAAACTGATCAGCCGGGGGCGATCCTTGCCATCGAGTGCAGAGTGTTTGGCATCCCGTACCCTTTGCGTAGCGGCTGGCTTGATCGGTATGGCCATATTGAAATTACGACAGAGATGCAGACCAAGCTGATTCAGCAACTGCTTGCAAGCAAGAAGGACTCGGCCTGGGCTGGGCTTCGTGTTCTTGTGTATGGCGTCGAGAAGGTTCAATTGCGTGATACTGAGTTGACGCTGTTCTGAGTTAAGAGGCATACGGATTGCCTTTAACAACGCCAGCATCAATCAGATCTTCCTCGTCATAGTCGTCTGGTGGTGGCGGGTCGATACTTAGCCAGCCAGCGTCGCGCAGGTATCTGAGTGCTTGGCTGAACGCATCCACAAAATCGTCGTGCGTCGTATTCGGGAAGCTGCAGATCTGCGTAACCATGCCTTCTGCCCAATCCCTGACGTAGCCAGCGCGATTACTCGACTCAGGGATATATACCCTTCCTGCTTTAACGACGTTGGCCACAATGGATAGGCGCTGAACCTTATCAGCCTTGCCTGGGTTGTAAGACCTCACCGGGATATGCGCCCGCTGCAGATCCTGAATCAGCACGATACCCGCGGCTTTGTCCTCAACTAGCACCAAGTCAACACGCTTGGCCGTCTTGCCCTCACCGAAGACGATCTCGTACTCGTCTAATACTTTAGGCTTAAGGTCAGGGTACTGCAGCCTGTCTTGCCAGGCGTCGATAATTAAGACGCACATACCGCCATCTTGTGGCTTGAAGACACCGAAGGTGATTGAGGCGGTCGGATCGTTGATCGTCTTCTCAGTGAAGGCGCAGTCGTAAGACTGAACGACGTACTCCAACTTTGGTAGGGGTTTGTCTGCAGGCCAAAGCTTGAACCATTCCCGCTGGACAATACCGCCCTCCTCGGGATCGATAATCTCAGCGTATATCTCCTGTCTTCCAAGCTTGGTACCCTCGTACTGCAGGATCTGGCGCTTGAAGTTCTCAGACAGATTGGCAAGGTTGGAGTAAGTGCTTGCCGTTGTGAGGACTACGTCATCACCCTCTCTGCCGATCAGATCAATGATCAGGTCTCGAGGCTTAGGCGTGGTCGTGCAGATCAGCCGCGTCTTCATGTCGGGCAGCTTTAAGCGCATGCCAAACTGAATCTGGTCCCAAGCTTCTTGGATGTATTCCCACGCTGCTAACTCATCAAGCCAGCCACCATGGAACTGCGGACCCCTGAAGCGCTCCGGTTCACTCGCCGGGATTCCTTTGATCAAGCTGCCGTTAGTGAGCCTGAGTTCATGCAGGGCCTTGTTGTAATCAGCCACCAGGACAGGCGGAATGACCTGCAGGAGGCCCGAATCACCCTCAAAGCATGTACTCCTCACATCTGATGATGTCGGCGCCGCTACGAGCCATCTGGTGGCTTTGTGGGACCATGCCCACCAGGCGATCTGCTCGGCTGCCATTCTGGTCTTGCCAGCACCCCTGCCTGCTAGGACTAGGTGAATCGACCACCAATCACCCGAAGGTAGGATCTGGTGATCAAGCGCCTGCGTAAGCCACATCATTCGCCAGCCCCAAGCCGCAGCCTGGTCAGCAGGAAGTTTGGTGTACTCAGCCCTTATCTGCGGATCACGCAGTAGGGTCTCGAGGTCACTTGTCCCCAAGCTGCCTCTTGGCCTCGAGGTTCTTCAGCATAGCGTCGAAGATAGATATGTCGGCCTTAACCTCGAGCGGGTTCTCAGCGTCGCCAGCCATGGTTACCCGGTCACCGTAACGCTTAGGGTTCCACTTGGCCAGCAGCTTGAGCTTGATCTCTGCCCTCGCCTTGATCAACTGCACATAGCCGGGATCAATCCGGCCACGCTCTTCGCGCTCCGGCTCCAACATCATTTCGCGGTAGATTTCCTCGGCTATGGCGTCCTGCCCAACTTCCCGTGCGCGTGCGATGTGGAGCGAAAGATCGGGGTCTTGCGCCATCCACTCATACATGCTCGTCCAATGAGGCATATGCTCATCACGGCATATCTGTCTTAATGGTTCTCCATCACTTAGTCTTCTTGCTATCTCTGCTGCTAGCTCTGGGGTGTACTTGCTTGGGCGGCCTGTTTTGCGCGGCGCAGCATTTGTTTTGGCGGGGTTTTCGGACTTGCTCATCACGTTATTCCAGTGACATGTGATCCGTTGATAGTAGGGTTTTGTGGCGCGGCCTGCAAGATTGACTTACTGCCGCTCATGTAACTGATTGATTTTACTATGCTTTGCTACAAAAAGAAACCCCGGCATTGCGCCGGGGAAAAGACTTGAGGTAAGTCAACAGGAGACATCACATGGAAACTCGTCCGAGTCTAAGTCTTCCTGATCCTCTGAGTCAAGCCGCTCTTGGTCATATTCCCAAAGCTGCCTGTCGAGCCACCAGTCATAGTTCATCTGCCGTCTCCTTGATGTATTCGCTAATGGCCTTGTGAAGTTCCTTGATCTGCTCTTGATTCAAGTGAACGCTGCAGTGTGCGCCTACCTTCCAGATAGACATCCACAAACCGCCTTCGTAATCACTGAGGCTGATCCTGTCGTAATTTTCTGCGGTAACGTCGTGTTGCATGATGTTCTCCATGTGATGGGGCCGAGGCCCCGGTTGTTTAGACTGCTTTGGGGCGCTTGATGATGGTTTGCTTAACGCCATCACGCACGCCGTGCTCGGCTACCGTAGCCTTCACCGTGATGGTTTTGGTTTCGCCGCTTAGAAGGTCGAGGTCAAATGCCTCGCAGTAACCCTTGTAGATGACTACGTTGCCCTCTGAATCTTCGCAAATGCAAATCAGGGTCATGCCGTACTGGCCAGCAAGGCGAAGGATCTTCTTGACCGTGAGCGTTAGCGTGATTTTCTCGCCGACGGTACCAATGTGTACGCGGGTTTCGTTGAGTGCAGCCTGCTTATCAGCCCACTCGGCACGGCGCTTGGCACGCTCTGCAATGCTCTTGCGGACTGCAGCAACCTGCTTCTCTGAAAGCTTGCCAAAGTTGTCATAGGCCTTGGCGAGCGAACCAACAAAGTTATCCTCGTAGCTGACAAAGCTTCCGCCGTCGAAGATACGGCCATTGGCGATGAAGGCCAGAACCGCCTCGTAATCCTCGTGCGTTTGCGCAAAAGTTTTCTGCGCATTCGCAATGATGTTGCGGCGTGCGCCAGCGTAGTAAGCTCTCTCGTCGTGAATGATTACGGCCATCTCGTTTCTCCTGTTGGTTTCGTGTTTGGTTACTACAGGCTCAATCCTACACACTTTTAGTCCACTTGTGTGTGAGTACGCCATCCGTCCGACAAATGGTCATGATGCGCAACCAAACGGCGGGTGATGTGCAGTAACTCAGCCTCGTCCACCCCATAGTGCTTAGTGAAAGCCTTCACGCCCATGCCGTGGATGCCACTTGATCCCCTATGGTGCTCAGGGCACAGAGGGATCGCGTCGTAGTGACTTGCCCGCTGGCCCATGCCAGTTCCCTTTCTGGGGTGGTGAATTTCACTCGGCGTACCGGGCGTGCCCTTCAGATAGCAGAGCACACAACCGATAGCGGCCACTTTACCAAGATGTTTTTTTTCGTCTTTCGTCATGGATTTCATAAAAAAGTGATTTGGCGTAATGAAGGCCGGCATAAAAGCCATCGCCCCAAGCATTGTGGTAAACGGCCTGTGTCCACCCCTTATCGTCCTCCCAGGCTTGACTGCCAATGAACCGAGCAAAGTCAGCCAGCATGCGCTCCCTGATCAAATGGGAATCGCTTATATCGTCGCCTTGCCCTCCGCTCTGAGATTCGCCTGCTGGGTCCTGTAAATCTCGATCCTTGCCTGTGCTGCTGTTAGTTTCCATTTCAATGTTTCCTCTTCAGTAACGTGTTTTTGCAACTCTCGTAATAATTCGATGTACTCCGGGTGCGCATAAGCTTCACGCTCTTGTGCGCCGATTGCGGTCTCTAAGCTTTGCTTCATCAAGATCGCTTTCTTGCTCTTGCGAAACTCCTCGGTGTAAATCCTCAAAGCTTTGGCTGCAGCGTACTTTTTTGCGTGCAGCACCATGAAGTCCACCGCGGCGTGCGGATCGTGTACCTCTTCAATTTCCATAGATGCCCTTTCTAGCCTCGCCATGAGGCCTAAACAGCGATTTTTTTTGATTGGTTGATGTCACCCTACTACCTCCTCCTTTTTTTGGCTTAAATCGTAAACACGCACCTTCACCATGCCGGCAATCGTTGATCGGTAAATCCTTAAATCCTCAATCTGACTGTCGTCCTCCCACACCCCTGCGTGCGTCAGTGAATCCAGCAATGACTTCAGAATGTTGTCTAGATCCCGCTTCCTTCTGTCCGGCGGGAAGGCCTCGATCACTACGCGTAAGGGTCCATCCTGCTTGAGGTAGCGCTGAACCATTGCGGCTTCCATCACTAAATCGTTCACTGCCTTGCGGTAGATCTTGCCCACTCCTGAAACGTACACGGTGGCGAGCCTGCCAACTACTTTGTGCCGCCAGTAAGTGTTTATAGTGGGTGGCCATGGCAGTGTCACCTCAAAAATCGGGATTAAAGTTGATTGGGTTTCCATCGACTACCTCTACAAATTGTTGGGACATGCGGTCATACCAAAGTCGTATAACCCCTTCGTATTCGCCGTTCCGCTGCTTTTCAATCGAAAGAAACGCATCAGGGATGCTCTTTTCAACGATGCCGTTAGCTTCAAGTTCGCGCTCTTTTTTCTTGTTGCGGTGCATGAGCACGACGTTATC